CCGAGCTTCAGCGTAGAGTAGACTCATTTGATTATCGCATACTAGTCGCAATGAAGAAGGAATCGTTTTATTAGCAGATTTACCAGTATTATCAATAATGGTATAAAAATGGCCTACCATTTTATCATTAGAAAGACCCTCTACTTCAGGCATGATAGAGCGAATCATTACGCGTTGACCGTCCTTAAGGAGAGTATATCCATCGTGAGTAATACCACCAATAGTATCACAGGCAGTCTTAACTACATCGAGCATTTCGTCGATTTGAATAGGTCGGTAGTCAGCTTTACAGATTCCAAGATGGCTCCGAGAATCTTCTCGCATAAGAGAGAAGGTTGATGGAATACGATCACCTCTCGAATCAAAGACTTCTTCCTTAACAATGTTAAAGGTTGGAATATCTTCGAGAGCGTTAATACTAGTTAGAATGGGCATTTGATTTAGTTTTTAGTTATTGTTGTTATACCGTAATTATATCGAAGTTCATTATAATTACCAATTACTAATTGCATCAATAATAGCGTCTTTTTCACTCTGCAGCTTAAATTCAGGAAAGAGTAGATCTAACTTGCTTGTAGACAACACACAGTTAGAGCGAGGTGCGGCTAATTTTAAATTATTAATATCTGTGTATGCCCAGCTTTTATTATCAAGGTTACGCTCTGTTAATATGTTGACTATATCTTCGATATATAATGCGTCAGGGTTAACGAAATTTAAAAGACCTACATCAGTAGTTTTAAGTTTAGAACTTTCGGTAAAAAATTCTAAAAACTTTACCAAATCGTTAATATATGTTTTAGAATTTTTTAAATTACAAATATTATTAAAGCTTATAATTTTGCTCAAAAAGTTTTTGCTACACTTTGTATTGCAATACGGCATTCTAATACGAAGATTCATGCCATACTCAAAGACTAATTCATACGCATGCTTACTCTTGCTATAAAAAGAGCTAGTATCAAACATACCGAAATTCGGTACATCTTCTTCAGTAAAGTCTTTACTGTATCCTGAATAAATGCAGCCGGTAGATATATTAATGAATTCAATATTATGCTGAGCACATATCTTGCTAATATTGTATGGTACTGTTACATTATATTTCCAGCATTCTGCTTTATTTGTCTCAGCTTGATCGATATTAGGTATGCCGGTATAACCAGCGCAGTTTATAACATAATCAAATGTATCATTCGATAATAAAAATTTTGTGAGTGTATAATTACTAGTATAATCTATATCTTGCTTACTAATAATTTGTACAGATGAATTCTTCTGGCATAAACTAGTAAACAATATATTGCCAATATACCCCTTACCCAATATTAATATTTTTTTCATTAGTAATTATTCTCAATATAATTAATTATATCGTTGTAGTTACATTCTTCATTCTCACTAATTGCTTCTTCAACAATTTTTTTAAATTGTTCAGATAAGAGGCTTAGTTCATCATCCTCTAAATCTAATTCAAGTAAAGTTGAGATATTATCAAGATTTTCAAAAATATTATCTACATACTGATTTAACTTTTTGAGTATAGCGGGTCTTTTCATATTATACAAATATATAATATAAAACAGAATTTTTTTTTAAATTTTTTTAATTATTTTTATAATGTTTTAATAAGTTAATTACATCACTCTTTAAGTAGTTGCAATGAATAGGAATGAATTTATCTTTATCTAAGTAAAAAATGACAATCTTACGGCACTGCTTACCTGAGAGTTTTTCATACATAAATGCATAAAGGGATAATTGTAATGCATAACTATTAAACTCACTATAATTAAGATGGCTTAAAGGTTCATTAAAGTATTCGTTGTACTTACTTGAAAAGTTAAACTTTTTATTAGTTTTAAAATCTCCAATTGTAAAATACTTATCATGATCATAAATTAAGTCAGCTGTACCTGCTACTTTATATTCATCATTATAAAGTAGTTTCTCACTAAGTACTTCAGTATGTCTATCAATATTATTAGATACAATATCATCATAACTTCGACACAGATCGCTATGCTTGTCACAACTAGCTTCAACTTTTGTGATATAATCTTCTAGAGCTTTATGAATTTCTGTTCCTTTATCTGTAGCAGCTTTTGTAATATCTTCCCATAGTTGTATAACAAACTCTTTTGTTACACCTTCTTTTAGAGCTACTCTTGCTGCATGTTTTTCTGTATCAAATTTATTTTTATATTCTGATAATAGAGTCGTTACAGAGATATATTTTTCACCCTCTGAATTAGTGTAGGAGTGTTGCTCCTTATTAAAGAATACCATATAATGATTATATGATAGTTCATTAATATATCAAGGTATCAATAATAACTTCCATATATATCTGTCTTATTTACATCCATATCTAATACAGTTTGCTTTGATACAACGTCAATATCTTTGTTGTATAATTTAGCTTGAGAAGATAATTGACCAATAAGACTAGAAGAAACAATACCAGAGAAGGAATTATCAAACACTTGGTCATTAACAGGTTCTCCGGTTAATCCAGGTTCGAATGAGTATTCATATCGTTTCGCTTTTAATCTATAAACATAGTGACCAAGCAAAGGATTAAGTGATGATACATCTTGATCAACTCTTTCAGTAATCTCAAATATTTTAGATCCTCTTCCATTAGGTCTATCACATCCAAGAGCTGTTAACTCTATCAAATCACCTGATTTAGGTTCAATAGATTGATTATACAAAGCGTAATTAACTTGTGGAGATAACGTATTTGTAAAGGTATTAATGTGAAGGTAACCAACTAGATCATCACCAGCGGCATATCCAAATTTTGAAAGGTTAATCGATGCTTCAGTAAGCTCCACGTACATTTGTAAAGTAAAGGGGCCTAAGAATTTGCTTGTTGGTTCTTCACCGTATATAAAGTCTGCTGTATTGAAGTTAAATGTATTAACATAATAATTAATAGGTACTCCTAAACTATTAATTAAATCACTATATGCATTGCTATATATTAATTGCTCAGCTTGAAAGTTTACAGGATTAAATATCTGCCCACAACCAGGTATTGCATTAGCAGCAAAAATATTTAAAGGATCACAATTTGCGGTATTGGCATTACAACTCATAATTATCTTTTTCTACAAATACCTTGTTGAACTCCAGTAGGACTTACTCTCATAGTAATAGAAACTTTAGAATTTCCTATTACCTTAGTTTTATTAGGTACAAATTTTATATTATATAATTTTAATAATTGATTAAGCATAGGTCCGCCAATAGTTATGTTGTTTGCTTTACCTGTGCTTATTTTATCTATAATAGGATGTTTATGTTTATAGTCTAACGGTGCAGTATTGACATGCTTACGAAGGTGCGCTCTATTTGGATCTTTATGATTACCAACCATTTTAACATTTAAAATGGAGTTACCTTTATAGTATTCTAAAATGTATTCCCGGAAAGATGTCATTATTATTATTTAATAAAAAACCCAAAGGACATAACATCCTTTGGGTTCTCTTTTTTTTATTATATTGTTATGTTATTGTTCAAACATGCTCTTACCAGTCTTAAGAGAGCCAACTTTGTTAGACTTACCGTCTCTATAAGTTGCATTAACTCCAGCGTGACCCATATCACCGTCATTACCTACTTTATCGGTAGTCTTTGAAACAACAGTACCTTTTTGTGTCTTTAAAGAACCAACTTTATTATTTTTGCCGTCATTATAGCTGGTGTTAAATTGAGTAGCACCACCTAATACTTCTTCATCTTCTTCACCCATATGCTCCATATCCTCTTCACCGTCCATATCCTCCATTCCCTCATCGCCATCTTCCATATCAGACTCTTCATCACCTAAAGCAGCTTGCATAACGTCAATAAGCTTTTGAGCTGTCTCACGATCGAGAGTAAAGGTTACTTGATCTTCAACCTCAGCGTCAGTTTCATCTACACCAAGAGCGGCTAAATCGTCGCTTTCATCATAATCGCCTTCACCACCAGGAGCGACAGGGTCAGCACCAGGAGGGGAGAAATTATTACCCATCACATTTTCATAAAGTTTTTCGAATACAGATTTCTTACTCATAAAATTATTTAAGCTTCTCTTAACTATTTTTCTACTTTCTTTTAAGCTTTTTTTCTGATTAGCCTTACATTCCTCACACTCATCACAGTCACAACCCTCTTCAGCATGTTTACAATGCTCTTTTTCACCCTCTTCATCCTCTTCAGATAATTTATTAATATTATATAAATTATCCTTTTTCTCTTTATCTGATAGAGTACGTCTATCAACAGCTTTCTTTGTAAATCCTCTACTTTCAAGAGGTCCGCCAGCTTGTAAAGGTGCTTCACCAATCTCATTTACTTTTTCTTCAATCGTACGGACATTACTAAGCATGTCGCCGTATATACTACCAATTGAATTAAGATCTGTATTTATTCTTTTTGACATATAAGTATTTATAATTATATGGCAAAGAAAAGTTCAAAAAGTGAATATTATTTAGGTAATCCAAATTTGCCAAATAGATACTGGAAAGAAGAATATACCTTAGAGATGGTAAATGATTTAAAGCAGTGTAAAGAAGATTTACTTTACTTTGCAGAAAACTTCTTTTACATTATTGATCCAGATAAAGGTAAGGTTAAGATAGAGCTTTTTGAGTATCAAAAGAAAGCACTGCATACTCTTTTACATAACAGACAAGTTATATTATTAGCTTCTAGACAGATAGGTAAAACAACACTGTTAACAATCTACGCATTATGGATAGCATGCTTTAACGACTACCAAAATATTATTATTGTAGCTAATAAAGAATCGACAGCGATAGAAATATTTAGAAGAGTTAGATTAGCATATGAAGAGATGCCGAACTGGTCCAAACCTGGTGTTAAAGAATATGGTAAAACTTCACTAGAACTTGAGAATGGCTCTCGTATAGGTATTAGTACTACTACTGGATCTGCTGCTAGAGGTGCATCTATTAATACTCTTATTATTGATGAAATGGCCTTTATTGAGCCTGAGTCCATACTGCAGGACTTTTGGCGCTCGGTATTTCCTACCATATCGCGTTCGAAGAAATCAAAAGTACTGATTGCATCTACTCCTAATGGTACAGGTAATCTCTTTCATACCTTATTTGATGGAGCAGAAAAGAAAGAAAATGAGTTTGTGTATGAAAGAGTTCTTTGGTCAGCTATTCCAGGAAGAGACGAAGAGTGGAAACAGAAACAAATTAGAGCGCTAGGTTCTACTGAATCGTTCTTGCAAGAATATGAAACGGTATTTCTTGCAACAGGAGATTCATCCTTGGATGAAGAATTGTTTTATAAACTATCTCAAAATTGTAAACCAGCACCTATAATATTAGATGAAGGTCATTATAAGATATGGGAAGAGCCTGATGCAGCTCGTATATATGTAGCAGGAGTCGATATTGCAGAAGGTGTAGGTATGGATGCTTCTGTTATTCAAATATTAGATATTACTGATTTAGCACAAATTAAACAAGTAGCAGTATATCACAATAATACTATTGCACCTCTCGAATTTACAAATAAGCTTTATAGTATCCTGCGTAATTGGGGTAGTCCTATTGCTTTAATAGAGCGTAATAACTGCGGCGCACAGGTAGTTGATAGATTAGTATTTGATATGGGGTATGAAAAAGTAGTGTCATATGGAGCTAAAGTCGCAGGAAGAAATAGAGCGCAGATGGGAATGATAGCACACACCAATACCAAATATAAAGGCATTCTTAATATGAGATACTTCCTTAATGAAGTAAAGTGTATTGAATTTAATGATTTAGATACATTAAAGGAATTAAAAGACTTTGTAAGGCACGCTAATGGAACTTGGAAAGCTCGAGGTGTTTCTCATGATGATAGAGTTATGTCTTTAATGTATGCTCTTTATATCTTGGAAAGGGAGTTAACAGAAAGATTTTTTGAAATATTAGAATTAGATGAAAGAGGTAAACCAAAAGATATAACACCAATGGATTTTGGTGTGTCGTTATTTGAAAAACCTACTTCTATATATTTAGATAATGAAATTACGAGTATTGGAGGTAACTCAACACAAGCAGTAGTATTTGGTATGGATGATGAAAGAGAGGGCGACGATTTATTTGATTTACAACGTAATGGCTGGTCTTTGTTATAAATATTAATATGTCGGTGAATATTTACAAACAATCCTCTCTTAATAAATCAAGAGCTGATAAATTTAAGCTTGTATTTCAAGTACCAGCAGCTTTACGTAAAATAAATAAAAGACAAGAAAGATCTAATAATAATATTATAGAAAACTCATTACAGTTTGCTATATATGGATCTGTAGTACCTGAAATAACAGTACCTGCATTAGAAATTAGATATGCAGGTAGTACCTTATATAATTCATCTCATGCTAAGAATCCTTATCCACCAGTAACAGTTAACTTCACAATAGATAATGAGTATAATAACTATTGGGTAATTTATAAGTGGTTAGAACTACTACATGATCAAAAGACAGGATTATTTGATCAAACTTCTCTAACTGATAATGAAATGTTTGCTGATTATCAAACTGATATCTCTATTTTTGGACTAGATGAATTTGACAATCAACGAATAAAATTTAAATATGTAAAAGCATTCCCAACTACGTTAGGTGGAGTTACATATAACTACCGCGATGGTGGTGAGATTGAATCATCCTTTACTTTTGTATATTCTCAGTTGCATACAGAACTTTTAGCATTGTAATTTCATAAAAGTTAAAAATTTATTATAAATAATAGTATGGCTAAACGTACTATTCAATCACCTGGTGTTGAAATTAAAGAAATAGATTTATCACTACGACTCCCTTCTCCTGCTGGCACAACCATTTATACAACCGGATTTGCCGATCAAGGACCGACAGATGAAGTTGTAGGAGTGTCAAGTCTTTCTGAATTTGAACAAATCTATGGAACACCGAAAACCGCTGCTGAGCGTTATTTTTATTATACTGTTAAGGCAGCATTTAATTCTAATGGAAATTTATTAGTTAATCGTTTACCTTATGGTCCAGATACCGGTGAAGGTTTCGGGTCTACTATAGCTGTACTAGCTTATCCAGCCGCAACAGTAGTACAAAGTACATCAAGCGGTGCAACAGGTGAATATGGATATACTAATTCATCTTCTTTTGATACAAGTTCTGCTGTAGGACTATCTTCAACTGCTTACTTTATTGGAGCTCCTACACAATTCAATATTACTAAAGCACAGTATTTAAGTCTTTTAAATGGTACTTTATTTACATGGAGTCCGATTTGTTCTGCTGGTAAGACTTCTGCATTTACAACCATAGAAGGGTTATCTTCTGCTGCTATTATTATAGTAAATAAATCTCAGACTATTATTGATGGTAGATATACAGGTTATTATACAGCATTAGCTGATAATACAAATATTAATCCTGAAAGTAGTTTTGATGCTATACGTGCTGCTTATACAGTTACTCAAACTGCCTTATCTAGTGGATTAGCTGCAGCTGACTTTACTAAAGTACCTCAATCAAGATTATTATTTGCGTTATCTGCAACAGCAGCTAGTGGTAGTAATCCTGCTGTAAATTCCATATCTCAGATAATGGAAGAAAAAATAGTAGGATATAATACAGGTATACGTGAATATGACGATACTCTTAATTTAGGTGTATTTAAGTTAAGGCAATCAATTTTCTCTCCAGATGCTAATCAACTTGACTATGTACTCGAAGAAGGTTTTAACGGAGCAATTGGAGCAAGTCGTCAGATTAATAATGAAAATGGTGGTGCTCCTATTAACTTCTTCCTCGGTAATGCAGGTGATAAATCTCGGAATGTTGATATATTAGTTAACCCTTATATCGCGGATGCATTTACTGGTGTGCAGCTAAATCCTGATGGTACTCCTAAAAAGAAAGTTCGAGTTATATCTAATCAAATTTATAATACAATATTTGCTGCTAATACATCAACTCAAGCAGCTGTATATTCTATCGCAGGAGCGTCTTCAGCAGCTTTCTCAAATGTATTATCGAGTTACGGTTTTGCTGATTCGTTATATCCGATAGGTGCATTTGCTCAATCTAATGTTAAGCAAAAGATTATTGGTGATGTACCTGGTAAGATTGATAGAGCTTTAAATCGTATTCGTAATGCTGATTTATTCAATATTGATATTATTGCTGAAGGTGGGTTAGGTACTATAAACACTTATATTAAAACTCAAACAAATGTAGCTCTTTCAGCTTATTTTGATGATTTACAAACAACACCCGGTATAACAGCTCTTGGTAGTTCAAGTACTTTAACTGCGCCAGGTAATAACGCACTTGATGCTTATAATGCTGTATTTAATCGCTTTGCAACATTTGCTGGTCCTGTAAAAGATGGTGGTCGTGGAGATTTAATATTTATTGCTGATCCAATTAGACAAATTCTTGTACTTGGTAAAGATAACAAAGTTATTAATGATTCATCTAAGAACTTCTCCACCAATATATATTGGGCGTTAAGAAATCAATTCAACTTAGCTAATACTTCATATGCTACAACTTATGCGAATTACTTAAAGGTATATGATGCATATAGTGGTATTAATGTATATGTACCTTCTTCAGGTTATGCTGCAGCTAAAATGGTAGCAACTGATGTTGAAATCGGTCCATGGGGTGCACCTGCAGGCTTTAATAGAGGTGTTATTACTGATGCCATTGATGTAGCATTCTCTCCTAATCAACGTCAACGAGATGACTTATATACAATAAGCCTTAATCCTATTACAACTTTCCCTGATCAAGGTATAGTTGTTTTTGGACAAAAGACATTGCTTAAGAAGCCAAGTGCCTTTGATAGAATTAATGTTCGTCGTAACTTCTTATATCTTGAAAAAGCTACTAAGTCAGTAATGAAGTTCTTCTTGTTTGAAAACAATACACTCTTCACTAGAACTCGTGTTGTTAATACTTTATCTCCTTTCTTTGAAAGAGTTAAAGCTGCAGGAGGATTATATGATTATCTTATCGTTTGTGATGAAAGAAATAACACCGCTGAGGTAATTGATAATAACGAGCTTGTAGTCGATATTTACTTGAAACCTGTTAGAACAGTAGAATTCATTCAAGTTAACTTCTATGCTACAAGAACAGATACTAACTTCCAAGAGATTGTAGGTGGTTAATTAACTTAAACTAAATATAGCGCGGATTTAAATGCAAATTTAAATCCGCGCTTTTTTTATATACTGTAGTCTATACTTAAGATTTAGCAAAAAAATAATAAATAATGCATATATAGATATAAATAATAATATGGCCGTAAATCAAAATATACAAAACTTTTACAGAGTTGCTGCAACTAAAGACTTCTCCAGAGACTTCCTTTTTAGAGTGCTCGATTTTAAATTAGACGGTATGCCAGCTTTATCTGAGGATCAGCTTGTATACGCTAAGACGGCTAAATTACCTGGTCGTAATATTAGTAATATTGCTGTACCTTATATGGGATTAAATCTTAATGCTGCAGGTACTGTATCATACCCTGGTTCTGATGCTTATTCCATTACCTTCTTTTTAGATCAAAACAGTGAACTACGTAATTTCTTTGAAGAGGCTTCGCGACAATTATTTAACGATACAACATCTACTGGTGCTTATGGTACTCCTGATGATAACTCTTATATTATATTAGGTCAAGTTGATAAAAAGTTAAATGTTATATCTGAATACAAACTCGTTGGTGTTCAGTTAAAAGCAATTAATGATATAGAGTATCAAATGTCAACTGGTACAGGAACAACTGTAGATATTACAGTTACATTATCCTTCCACTTTTACGAAAAAGCTCTATAAAAGTAGTTTAACTCTTAAATATTTAGGTGGCTAATTCACCTATAAAAACAAGACTAAGTTTACACAGGAATTGGAAGAATGATCTTCCTTTAAAATCTCTATGGACTATAGATTTTGCGACTCGAGATGGTAGAGATACTGCCACGCTTGGGAAACGTATAAATGATGTTTTTTCACAATATGAAAGGCGTGAGGCAAGAGATTGGAAAATAGAAGAAAGTCTAATAAGAGATCAAACAGATAGTTTTGGAGAGTTTGGCTATTTACTAGCTCAAGCAGTTGGCTTCCCAACTGAAAGTTATAATATATCAACTGAAGAGCTGCAAAATGGTGGAGGATATTTAATGGGGTATGTATCAGGAAATAGAGTAGCATATGGTTCACAAAATAAACTTGATATAACGTTTTTAGAGACTAATATTGATATTATTGATTATTTTATTAAGCCCTGGATTATAGCTAATTCACATAAAGGTTTAATAGAAGATGGTATAGCAGATGAAGATATTAAATGTAACATAACCGTAACACTCTATACAAGAGACAAAGATGCAAGTAACTCGAATTTTGAGGGATTTAACTACACTAACTCTAAGCTTGAGCCTAGAAAGAAAATAGTGTTCTTTAACGCTGTACCTTTTAATGTAGCAGGAGATGCAGTAAGTTATGGAGAAATGAGTATTACAGAGTTAAATAAGATAGTATCATTTGCTTTCTCACACTATAATACTGTGGAGCTAAATAATTAAAATGAATGTATTTAGTATTAAGGTAAAACTACCTAGCGGTATAACAATTAGAGTGCCGGAATTAAATAACAAGATTTACTTAGTACTCGTAAAGTATTGTGAAAATGAAGATTATGAAGGATTTAATGAAACTATAAATGCACATTTAAATATTCCTAATAATCTAGATATATTAGATAGATTTTATCTTCTTGTATATTATAGAATGATTTTTGTAGATGAAAGTATACATCTTAAAGTAGAAGATAGAGAGATAGATTTGAGTCTAAATATTATTTTAGATAAAATCAATAACATTTATGAGGATTTTGTAGAAATAATAACTGTTAATGATATATCGTTAACAGTAGGTTTACCTACTACTTTATATTTTACAAATATTGATGATATATATAATAATATTATTAAATCTATTAACTATAAGGATACATTTACAGATTTTACTCTTTTAAGTAATAAAGAAAAAGAATTCGTAATGTCGTATTTACCTTCAAAAATATTTTACAGCTTAAAGCAATATGTATCAAAGCTCTCAAGTCTATTAACAGATTTTATTTTAATAGATGAAGTTAAAGAATTTGATATAAAACAGCATAAGATAGATATAATTTCGAATGGGGTAATTACTTTTTTAAGCTCGATATATACAACTAACTTATTATATTGTTATGAATTAACATATAGTTATCTTACTAATATAAGTTCAGATATAGATTTTTATAATAATTTGTCTCCTCTTGAAACAAAAATAATTGTAAATATACGTAACAAAGAAATTGAGAAAAGGAATGAGGAGTTGAAATCACAGCAAGAATAACATAATTAATCAAATGAGTAACATAAAAGACCTTGTTTTAGAATTGCAAAATATTAATAATAATGATATTACAGCAATTAAGATACCCTCTACAGGTAAAGTATGTAAGTTTAAGTCTATAACTGTAAAACAGCACAAAGATATAATTAAGTGTGCGATGGATGGTATTGAAGGTAGTATAAGGTTAAACTCCATTTTTAATAATATCATTAAAGAGAATTCAATCGAATCCGTCTCTTTTAAATTATCTGATAGAAATTATATTTTAGTGCAGTTGAGAAAAGCAAACGTAGGTCCAATTATTAAAATTAATGACAAAGAATATGATTTGAATGAATTACCGTTACATACTACAATATCTACAGATAAATTAAATACTCTTTCATATCAGAATATAAGTGTAACTGTCGAAGTACCTACTCTGGATTTCGAGAGTCAAGTTATTGAGAAGTGTTTGGTAGAGATAGCTAAAACAAAAAATGAAGCTAAGCAGGATAATGATTATATTACGACTTTACTTACATATGAGATGATAAAGTTTGTTAATACAATTAAGATAGATGATACACTTATTGAGTTAAATCAATATAATATAAATGAAAGAAAGAGTATACTAGATAACATACCTCTTAAGCTTAACAATGATATAATTGATTATATTGCTAGCTATAAAGGTGCTGAACAGAAGAATTTCTGCTTCAATGAAAATATTGAACTAACAATAGATGCTAGTTTTCTGACTAATGATTAAATATATTTGTGAGTAATAACGATACAGATTTAATTTCAGCAGCGACAGCTTTAGTTAATACGTCAAATAGTGTAAAGGTAGAGGCGGCTAATCGTACTGTTAATGTTATTGAGGATAATAAGAAAAATCCTATCGATGTTATTAACTCTATTTTAAAGAGTCTGAGCAATACTGCAGAGAAGAATTCTAAAGATTTAATTAACAGTAACTATAATGCGTTAGATAAAATAATAAACAGCAAGCTCAAAACAACAACAGATACAAAAAGCGGCAGCACGTCAGATAAACAAGAATCAAGAGCAGATAGAGTTGTTACAGCTAATAACCTTAAAGAATCTTTACCTCTAAAAGGCATAGATAAACAATATCCTAGCAGCGCGTCAAGTAATGAAACGCAATACTATACGAGAGTATTTACAATATTAGGTAAGGTACTAGGGATTGGTAAATTTGCAGAAGGACCTGAAGCAGGTAGATTACAAACAGATCTAAAGGAATCAAAGATAACAAAAGGTATTATATCTTCACCTAAAGCAGCTACAAGTGAAAAGGAGAAGGGAGGAGGACTTGTAGATATGTTAAAGAAATTAGGACTCGGTCTTATGTTAGCTGATATATTGTCAGGTAATTTTGAATCTGTAGCTCAAGCAATATATCAAGGCATTAAAGCGAGTATATCGACTGCAATGAAGGTAGTTGGTAATATTGCTAAAACAATAACAACAAACTTAAGTAAGCTAAAAACTAGCTTAACTTCCAGTAAAATTTATCAAGGTATTAAAGACACTCTTAAATCAATAGGAGAGAGTATAGGGGAGCGTTTTAGTTCAATAGTTACTAGCATAGGTAATACTTTTACTAGTATAAAAAATACTGCCTCGAGAGCGGCAGAAACTATTCTAGAGCGAGCTAGATCAATTGGAGGAGCTATTGCAGACTATGCATCTCCTGCTGTGTCAAGAGTACAGGCAGCAGTCGC